ATGCAGAGGGGGGGTATAATCACACGACCCCCCCCTCCCCGTCGGAGTGGTCTCACTTTTTTATTTCTTTTTATTATTTAATTTATTTGGATATATCTTTTTAATCAAAAATATATTTATTAATTATCAATAATGAGATGGCAGGAGAGGGATAGGGTAGAGGAGCAGATACATAGTCATCGTTAGTATTATCTTTTTTTTCTTTAGTCTAGGAGTGAGAGATCTTTTTATGAAATAATATTATTAAGAAAAAGATTCACGAGAAACTTTTTTCCACATTCCTGACACGTTCTCCCCGACTATCTCGTCTATGGCATTCTGTATGGCTAATGATTGGTAGGCCTCAGGCAGATCTTCAGGAACCATAGCTATCCGTCCTAGAAGGGCGGCCGTATAATATCCTTTACGAATGTCAAACGCATACCACGCATCAAAGTCAGTGAAAGGATTGTATGGATTGTCAACAGTGGTTAACATATACTCTGTTTGCTCCATGTCATCACCCACTCAAACTAACTTTGAGAGTAGTCAATCCAACACCTAATGCATCTGCTACTTCGGCCTGTGTATAGCCTCTAGCAAGCATTGACTTAGCTCGACGCAGATCAGAACTGCTAACCTTTCGAGCTTTCTTAGGCAATGCATGTGTTTTCACTGTATCCTGATCACTATTCGAGATAATCTTCGCAAGTTTGGTGGGTGCAATTGCACCAGCCTGAATAGCATTCCACTCCGAATCGGTGATCTTGATCTTTGTTTTACTAGCTCCCGTTCTATTTCGAGCCTCTCTCAATGCCTGCTGTTTTATCTTCTTAACATCCTCAGCATCCATGTCTGGATTACTTCGTCTTGCCTTGGATACATAGGTATTGGCTATAAGCTGGGCTTGTCTTTCGAGGGGGGCGTTGTATTCAGCAAGACGTAATTTAGCATTTAAAGATTTAACTTCAGCTGAATAGTGCTTTCGGGCTATGGGGTTTGCTTTTGGAGGTTGAATTTGAAGAGCTTCTTTTCTCGCCGTGTTGGCTAATGCTTTTAATTTATTAGAATGTGTAGCATAAATATTTTCCATACGAGTAGGAGGTGTTCCTACAAGACTAAACGCATCATCAGTAACAGCTAGACGCTTAGGTCGATGTGTGATAGGAACTCTACGACCTGTTGGCGTAAAGATCTTCTTGCCTGTACGAGGATCTTTACTAACAGTAACTTCTGCTCTAGTACGACCAGTAGGTTCTAAGATAATTTTTCCCGTTTTGGGATCAATAGGTCCACCTTTGCGAGCTGATCTACGTCGCGTCTCAGGAACACGGGGTTGTGCTCCAGCTCTACTAATTAATGTAGATGCTCCCGCATTAGATCGACCCTGATACTTCTCTTTCAAACTACGAATCCCATTATCGAGCTCCGATAATTTATAATCAAGATGATGCTTTTCCGAATCGATAACGACCATCGAGTGACGAATAGCGCGAGCTACTTCGTCCGTCTTCGCTCCCTGCAAGGTCATGTCTGTAATTAGGTTTGAAATTTTACCCATCTCACTCTGTTTCGTAGATGGTTTAATACGAGGAACAGACGAACCTGCAGGAATCTTATACATGATAGGATCAAAATCTTTTAATCCCTCAAGCGCCGGAGTAGATGTAATTTGCTTCTTATTATTGGGAATAACAAGAACAGTATCCCCATCAAAATCTGCTCCGGAAAGTCTTTTTGCAACCGTATGATGAATACCAATCGCATCCTCAGCATCGCCTAAAATCTTACGTGCTTCAGGATTTCTATTGTTCACCGTCAATTGTGGAATTTCGAATGTTCCACCATGTGGATGGCGAACAAGAGCTACTCTTTCACCATTTCTTAAACCAGGGGCATAGACTTCGCCAGGCTTAATTGACTGAATAGGGAGAATAACTCTATTTGCTTGGCGTGGCATAGCCGCAGCTTTGAGATGAACCGCTGCTGAATCGGTTGAATCTCCGAACTGCATAAGAAGTTCTTTACGAACTGTGGGATTAGTAAGCGAATTAATTTCGTCATACTCTCTACGGCGACGATCATACGTCAAATCAAGCTGTTGTTTGGCAAGTTCAGGATTCTGTTTCGATAACATCTGAGACGAAAGAGTCTTAGACCATCTATCCCAAGAACCTTCTTCGTTGACAAGATTCATAGCCGATTTAACATTACCTTTATCATCAAACACTTGAGTGTACGTAGATCCAAACGGATTTTCTGGATCTTTCAAATTCATTGGCTTGAAAATAGTATCGGCCTTAGGATCTTTACTCTTCAATGGAGTCTCTCTAGTTTTATTAGTATTGAAAACTAAATCTACTCCGGGAGGCATATCGTCTTTGTAGATAGCCATGCCTTTCAAATAATGCGTCCCATCAACAGCAATACGAACTTGTCCGTAGTTCTTAGATCCAATCTGAAGATCCGGCACACCACGTCGAACATAAATAACACCATCAGCATCTCTTCCACCTTCTGGCCCATAATTAATCGCAATGCGATTGGACTTGATAGAGATTGGTGGCTTTAAACCAAGATAGCTTCTACCGTTATCAGTTGATCGATCTGTAATCTGCTTAATCTCAGAACGATTAACTTTAACATCGCGTTCCGAAATCCCTGGTTTAGCAAGAACTTTCAGAGGCGTAAACTGACCCGGAAGATTTGCTTGCTGAACATGAATAGTATGTACTGTATATCCTTGTTCTTTCAGAATAGCAATAGAAGCATCGAGTCGATTCCGCGTCACTCCAACGTGATGCTCAACCCCTTTACCAATATCGATCATACCTTTTTCATCAACATGAGATTTAATCATATTTGCGGTCGTTTGAAGCGCATTAACTTTATCAATTTCGCCAGGAGCTAAAAGTGCGCGAACAGAAGACTCGGGAATTTGCATTCGCCGACCAATTGCAACATTTGACCAACCTCTATCGCGCATTCGTTGAGCCTGAAGAATTTTAGACTGCTTTTGCTGAGCAAGAGCAATAGTTCGTGCTGCAGTTAAATCGTTTCTTGAAAATCCCCAACTTTTTGCAATTTGAGCATCAGTCATACCCGATCTTCGCTGCTGTCCAATAATATCGAGAAACGATTTATTACGAACGTTTTCTGTTCCTCCCGATCCCCAAGGATATCGACCTGATCGACGGAGGATACCGTAATGCGCAAGATGTTGTTCTTCAGTACGAACCACTACGTTTCCTCCTCTCTATTTTCCTCTTCGTCATCCTCAATATCATTAAGTATAGAACGAGCTTGACTTTTTGCTGCTATTTCTAAAAGACCAAAACATTCCCAATCAGAAAGTGTTTCAGTACTACGAATAACATAAGATAAATTTCCATCTTCATCTAGACATTTGACTACAGCAACCGCATCAAGAGGGGTCCAATTATCAGGTAAACTAGTCGATGATTCAAGACCAAAGATCAAGACATTTCCTCCATCTTACGATACGTAATTATTTTATCAAATTCTTGAATTCTATCCATAATAAATCGAATGTCTTCTGGATCCGCTTCATAAACAAGCACTTCATTATTCTGATAAAGACGAAGTTCAATCTTAATAGAAAACGGATCTTTGTCATATTCCAGACAGAATAATGCAGCATATATCTCAAGTTGATGTACAGAACCTGGATATACTCCAGTTTTTAAATCATGAATTCGAAGAACGTTATATCTAAAAGCAATTGTATCTGCGGTGCCAAAACAATTTTCCGAATAATAAAGAATTTGCTCACAGACCATTCTATATTTTATAGCATCATTGATATATAATCCAATTGTACCAACAAGACCAGAAAGATTTCCTGCTTCAATCTCTCTATGAGCATATTCGTGTTGTAACGTTCCATAAGCCGCTGCCTGTGATGTTGTCCATCGTTCTACAAGCCGTTCGGGCGTATAATGAACCCAATGATGCTGACTAGGACTCAGAAACGCGTGCTCTCCTTGGAGGTCTAAATGCTTGTTGAAGCGCACTCAAAACCTCCATTTCATTACTAGGATAAATCTTAGCTGCAAACGACATCTTATCAAGGCGTTCAAGATAATACTCCTGATTAGGACGCATACTCGACGTCTCTGAATCCTTAACTTCCAAAGATGCCCAATATTTTTTCCATAATATCGTAAGATCTAACATCCCTTGTTTATGGGACGAATCATTTTTGAGAATAATACATCCAGGAAACATCTTTTCAAGTTTCTTAATTAATTTTGCTTGGTATCGATTCTCAGCCATTTGAATGATCCTCTTATGTTGTCGGAAGCTCTAAGTAAATCTTAGCAATCTCAAACACAAGAGCGTTTCCGGCAGAATCATGTCCCCAGAATTTAATTGAGAGGTTGGAATAATCCGTAATTGTAGCAGCAGAAGCATCTGAAACAGCTAAAGAATAATCTGCGAGAGAGTTTGTAAGTAATGATGTTATAAGCGGGGCTGTACCAGATCTCAAAGTTGATCCTTCATAAAGGGCTGCTTTAATCACACCAGTAGAACCCGAAGTAGTACGAGCTCGAACTTTGATTGAATGATGAGTGCGCTCAGAAGGAGTACCATGAGAAGCGAGACTAATTTCGGCCACCGATGTCTTCTTATTACTAACAACTCCAGAAACAGCTTTTGTAAAGATTATTCCTCTAGAAACAGCTCCATAATGAGTAGTATTTCCAGTAGAAACTGGAAGCTCTAGATAAATTTCTGAAACCTCAAACACAAGAGCATTTCCAGCAATGTCAAATCCCCAGAAT